AACTTAGTGGAGTTGAAACTATCATGTCCCACTATACGGTTGGCTACCACGATACAAGCCGCAATCACTATGAAATTTGTGAGTATGCAGAAGATGCATATGAAGCAATACAACATTCAAAAGAGGATGTCCCTGGTCTAAGGGAGCATCCTCATTTTATTGATTACTGTACCATGGGTATGGAGCTATGAGTCGTATTACGAAGCATAAGCATGAGATAATGTGGTGGATGAGTAGACTCACAGTGATGGGAGTTTCTCTAGGATTAGCATTTAGACTTGCTGCTGAAGCATACGTCTAATGGTTGTATGGGGTGTCATCTGGATGCTCGTTATCCTATTAGTCATCGTTAGTTGGTATATATATTATATACTTAAGATGGCATATGCGGAGATGAACGATGGGCAAGATGACCCCACCAAGTCGGAAGAGTTGTTACAACTTCCGAGTGACAGAAGTAACGAAAGTAGTTGATGGAGATACCATTGACGTAGTTATAGACTTAGGATTTGATATCTATAAGCACGAACGTGTACGTATAGCAGGTATCGATACTCCAGAGAAGAGGACTAGAGATTTAGAAGAGAAGGCACTAGGAATAGATGCTACTAACTGGATGAAAGGAACGTTAGAAGATACAATTAAAGGAGACAATGAACTTACCATTAGAACCGAACTTAAAGGTGGCATGGGTAAGTATGGTAGGCTTCTTGGTTGGTTATACGTTGGCGATGATGATGTATCACTCAACGAACAAATGATTGAAGAAGGATATGCTTGGGAGTATGATGGTGGTTCTAAGAATAAAAACTTCGCTGAGTTGAGAGAGATTCGTATAGCACAAGGTACTCTTGAACCTGAAGTACCTGAAGAGGGTGATCCCTTACCTGAGGTAGGAGATGGTACAACAATACAATCTACTACTGCTGCAAACTTACCTGGATTATACTAATGTTTGGAATGTTAAATGTCGTAGAGGCATGGAATGAGATCAGTTGGGCTGATGCTATTCCATTTACTCTAGTAATAATAGGTCTTTACTGGGTTAAAGTAAAGATAGATGCATCTGTTGGTATCGGTAGAAAGAAACAGAATCAACTGAAGAGAACTATTGTAGAGGCAATAAAAGAAGCCAATGGCTGAAAAGCAGGAGATATATCTAGGTAACCCCAATCTCAAACGGGCTAACGTTAACACTAACTTCACACCTAAACAGGTGAAGGAGTTTATAAAGTGTAGTCAGGATCCTGTTTATTTTATTCGCAACTATATTAAGATCGTTAACCTCGATCAAGGTATAGTTGGTTTTGATCTGTACGATTTCCAAGAAGACATGGTGAATCGATTCCATGAGCATCGATTCAATATAGCAAAGCTACCACGTCAGTCAGGTAAATCCACAGTGGTTACTGCTTATCTCCTGTGGTATGCAATTTTTAATGATAATGTCAACATCGCAATCCTCGCAAACAAAGCAGCCACTGCAAGAGAAATGTTGGGTCGCTTACAACTTTCTTACGAAAATCTCCCTAAATGGCTTCAACAAGGTGTGGTCAACTGGAACAGGGGCTCCTTGGAGTTGGAGAATGGAAGTAAGATCTTGGCTGCTTCTACTTCTGCAAGTGCTGTTCGGGGTATGTCCTTTAACATTATATTTCTGGACGAATTCGCCTTTATTCCGACGCATATTGCTGACGAGTTCTTTAGTTCTGTCTATCCTACTATATCTTCTGGTAAGAGCACTAAAGTTATAATCATATCTACCCCCAAGGGTATGAATATGTTCTATAAACTGTGGCATGATGCAGAGAAAGGACAGAATGAATACACCACAACAGAGGTACACTGGCAACAGGTACCAGGTAGAGATGCAAAGTGGAAAGAAGAGACGATACGAAACACATCAGAGGAGCAATTCAACCAAGAATTTGAGTGTGAATTCCTAGGATCTGTTAATACTCTCATCAGTAGTACTAAATTAAAGACATTAATATACGAAGAACCTATTAAGAAGGAAGCAGGACTGTCAGTCTATGAAGATCCAGTGCAAGGACACTCATATCACATCTGTGTTGACGTTGCTAGGGGTCTAACTAAGGATTATTCTGCATTTACAGTGGTAGATACCACAGAAATACCCTATATGGTGGTAGCAAAGTATAGAAATAACAAAATTAAACCATTATTATTCCCAGATATCATTCATAGGGTTGCTACTGCATATAACCAGGCGTATATAATGATAGAAGTTAATGATATTGGTGGTCAGGTAGCAGATATCATACAATTTGACCTAGAATATGAGAATTTACTCATGTGTGCCATGAGAGGTAGAGCAGGTCAGGTAGTAGGACAAGGATTTAGTGGCACTAAGGTTCAACTTGGGGTTAAAATGAGCACAACTGTCAAGAAAACTGGTTGCTCTAACCTAAAACAGTTAATTGAGGATGATAAACTCATCTTTAAAGACTATGACATCATGGCAGAGTTAACAACCTTCATTCAGAGAGGTCCAGCATGGGAAGCGGAAGAAGGATGTAACGATGACCTAGCAATGTGCTTAGTTATCTTCGCATGGTTGGCAACTACGGACTATTTCCGTGAGTTACATGACGATGATGTGCGGATGAAGATGTATCAAGAGCAGAAAGAGGGTATAGAAGCGGACATGGCTCCATTTGGATTCATTGATAACCATGTAGACTATGAGCAATCGTTTGTAGATGATGAAGGAGACACTTGGAAACTAGATGAGTATGGAGATAACTCACATATGTGGGAATATCTGTCATGAACATTGACTTAGAGTTAGAGCACCTTCTATTTGTTGAAAGGAAGTGCCGACTCTGTGGACAGACGAAGGTATTATTAGATGACTTCTATTTAACACGTAAGGATAGAGGTGCTAACCCATCTGCATATGCATATGAGTGTAAGTCTTGCACTGTATGGAGAGTTAATAGAAAAAGAAAGAAGAATAGACCTAGACCTTTACCTCCATACCTAGCAGATTACCCTGATTGGTGATCACGGCTTCATTCCCCAGTGAAAATACACTTTATAATAAATAATTTCAGCAACAGAATTCCCCTAGGAGATATCACAAATGGCATCCACACAACTTTCACCAGGAGTTGTCGTACTTGAAAGAGATCTGACCAACGTAGTTAATGCAACAGTAGATAATATTGCTGCTATCGTTGGATCATTTGAAAAAGGACCTGTAGAGCAGGTAACTAGTGTAACTAGTGAAAAAGAATTACTTTCAATCTTCGGCAAACCTACTGACTATAACTTTGAGTATTGGTTTAGTACTGCACAATTCCTATTATATGGAGGGACAGTAAAGATTGTCCGTGCGATGAATGATTCGCTGAAGAATGCTATAGATACCGCACAGTATACAGTATCTACATTTAATGCTTCTGATACAGTTCTAACGGTTGCATCATCTACTGACTTTGACGTTAGTGATGTCCTCCTAATCGACGCAGAATTAGTAACAATCTCCGCAGTTTCTGGTAACGACGTAACAGTTCAACGTGGACAACTTGCTACATCTGCTGTATCTCACGCTGCTGCTACACAGATCACTCTAATTGAGCCTGCTGGTACATCTTCTACTATTAGTGAAGGTGGTACTTATAGTGACAGTGACGTAACTCTAACGGTTGCTTCTGCTGCTGCTCTTGGTGCAGGTACTAACTCATACATCAGAATTGATGATGAGATTCTTCAGGTATCTTCTATTGCTGGTAACGATCTAACTGTTGTCCGTGGTCAGTTGGGTACAACTGCTGCTTCACACGCTAACAGCACTGCTGTTAACTTACAGACAGTTACAGCTAGCAAGACTGAGATCAACGAAACAACTGCTACAGGTGTTGCTGCTCCTCTTATCAAGAATCTTGATACATACGAGGCAAACGTAGAGACTGCATCTAACAACTGGAAGTGGGCAGGTAAGACTGCTGGTACTTATGGTAACTCAATCCGTGTTATCATGACAGACGCTGGTCCTGATCAAGTATTATATCTTGCACAACCAACTGCTACTGAGTGGGAATTCACAAACAATGCAGAGGTTTCCTTCTCTAATGCTAACATCTATGGTCGTGTATATGACTACGCTGTTATCGTTACCTTTAAGGATAATGCTAACCTAGTTGGTAAGTTTGAGACAGACAACTATATCACTGCTGTTAGTGGTGGTGTTACAGGTCGTGTTGTTGCATATGATTCAGTTAACCGTAAGGTTGAGATTGCTATTGATGGCACATCTTCTGACATCCTAGAAATTGGAGACGTTATCTCTGAGCTAGCAAACAACTCTAACACTCCTGGTGCTGCTACTGGTGACACTGGAGAGATCGAATCAATCAACAGAGAATTACGTGTTGCATTGAATCAAGGATCACCTCTATTCCAAGCAAACCAGAATGTTGTTGATGCAAATGCTGCTACAGTTACACTTTCAAACGTTGAGTCTGACTATGAGTCAAGACTATACGGAGAAAATGCTAAGTGGATCAACGTTGCTGCTAGACCTACAACTTCCGCATGGGTTGCAGATAGAGGCGGTCACAATGACCTAATGCACATCCTGGTTGTTGATGGTGATGGAAAGATCACTGGAGTTCCAGGAGCAGTTCTTGAGAAGCACCTTAATGTTTCTAAAGCAAACGATGCTAAGTCACCTCAAGGTGATAACATCTATTATAAGGATGTAATCAAGACATACTCTGAGTACCTATATTGGGGATCTCATGAGACTGCTAACATCTATGACAAGAATACCAGTGCATCTGGTGTCATCGGTGTATCAGGTGTTAACAGAGAGTTTGATCTTATTAAGACTGCAACTTCTCTTAATAACTTAGATGATCCAACTGGTACTAACCCACTAGCGATCTCACTTCTCGGCACAAAGAATAGAGCAACACTACGTTACTCTCTACAAGGTGGAGTCGATGGTTATACTATCGCACGTCCAGATATCCTTGGAGCATACGATCTCTTCGCAGATGCTGAGACTGTAGATATTGATTACCTCTTGATGGGACCATCCATGAGTGGTATCGATGATACTATTGCTAAGGCACAGCATGTAATTTCTATTGCTGCTGCACGTAAGGATTGTATCGCTTTCGTATCACCTTATCGTGGTGATGTAATTGGTCAAGCAAAGACTTCAACTATAGTTGCAAGGACTGTTAACTACTTCGATCAGTTATCAAGCACATCATATGCTGTATTTGACAATAACTACAAATACATATATGATAAGTACAGTGACAAGTATCGTTACATTCCATGTAATGCTGACGTTGCTGGACTGGTACTAAGCACAACTCTTGCACAAGAGCCTTGGTATTCTCCTGCTGGTTTCAACAGAGGACAATTGAGAAATGCAATTAAACTTGCTTACTCACCTCTTAAGGATCACAGAGATACACTTTACGCTTCTCGTGTAAACCCAATAGTCGCCTTCCCAGGACAGGGCATCATCCTCTTCGGAGATAAGACTGCACTATCCTATGTTTCTGCCTTCGATAGAATTAACGTTAGACGTTTATTCCTAGTGATGGAAGAGGCAATTAGTGAGGCTGCTAAGACCCAACTATTCGAGTTGAATGACGAGTTTACTCGCCAACAATTCAAGAACATTGTTGAGCCATACTTACGCAGTGTCCAATCAAGACGTGGTATTGTTGACTTCCTCGTAGTCTGCGACGGAACAAACAACCCTGCTGAATCGATTGACCGTGGTGAATTCTACGCAGAGATATTTGTGAAACCCACAAGATCTATCAACTTCATCACATTGACCTTCACTGCAACTAGAACTGGAGCAAGCTTCAGTGAGCTAGTATCATAATGAGTAAACCGTGGCATGACTTCATGCTCAACCTCAAATAGGAGAATAAAATGTCAGCATTCGACAGCCAGACTTATCCTGGTCAGTCTGAAGGAAAACAAATAAACGCTC